TGCTACGGCGAGGCCCATGCACATCGCCTGATAGAACAGCATTCGTTTCATCCCTCCCTCCCCATCGCCGCATCCGCCTGCGCGATCACGGCGTCATATCGGCTAAGAACAACGCCGTCGTCGTTATCCATGCGACCATCCGGCCAGATGTTCGCCAGCGCAAACCCTGCGCGATGGTCATGCACGATTTCCATCGCAGAGATGAGTGCGGCCCGCAGCCGTTCGATCTGCCGCGACTGCTCGGCCATGACGCGCATGGCGTTGTCGAGGTTGTCGCTCATTCCTTCCCCCTCGCTGCGTCGATTGCATCGTCAAGATCGGCCCGGCGTAGGTCGCCTGTCCAGGATGGCGCTTTCCAGCAGCGCACCTCCCACTGTGTCCAGCGCGACGAGTGATTCGGGCAGGAGTCGCCACGCAGCCACCGATACCGTTCCGCGTCCTCGCGCAGGAGTTCGCTCTCTCGCTCTGTCGCGTCGAGCCGGTCGAGCATGGCGCCAGTGGGTTCATCATCACGGTCAATCAAAGCCTCGAAGCCGTGCAGCATCGCCAGAATGCAATGGGCGTGCTTATTCCTCCATTCGTCCCAAGCCGCGCACCGTGCTTCATACGGTGCCTCGTAGGCTAGCGGCGAGACATCCTTTCCCGGCGCCATGTACCCTGTCATCACGCGAAACGCGAATGCTTGAATCTCGTAGCTCTCGAGCTTTGTCAGCTTCACTTTATGCCCCTCGCTGCGTTGTATTCGGCTTCGTAGGCGTCCGCTGCCGCATCCATGCTGCCTTGGTTGATGTGCTGTCCTGCCATTGGGTGCGGTTTTTCCTGCTCTTGCAGGTGCTTGATCCAGTCGGTATCGCTCCATCCGACAGGCGTGGGCGGCCGCTTCGCACCATCCAGTCCGAGCCTTTCCCTGTCGAGCGCAGTGTCCAGCTCGATAGCAGTATTCGGAGCTATGTAGACCGGGCGCGGCAAGTTGATCGGGCAGAACTCTGCGTTGCCCTCGCCATCGGAAATGATGGCAAACTTCCTGCGCAACAGACGGTAACGCGCGGCATCATTCGACATACGCTGTAACTGTTTCAACAAACTTACGTCGCCACCGTCTGGCGGGTCCATGTAGTAGACGCCTGGCAGCACGTTCGCCATCGCCTCGCGCTCTGCCCGTGCCTCGTCTAGCTGCCGACGCAGGTCGTCGCGCTCGGCAACAAGCGCCTTGAGTGCGTTGATCGGGAGGTTGCCGTTCGCGTTCGATAGCTCATGTCCAGCCTCGGCCAGCGTGTCCTCGGTATCCCTCATTCGCTCTGGCAGTCCATAGCGGTGATGCCACGATCCGCAGTTGCAGGCCGGGATGTCGCACGGCACGAAGCCTCTGCGCAATAGCACGTCGCGCAGTTCGTCGCGCTCGGCGGTCAGGCGCTCGATTTCCTCGCGCAGAGCGTCGGCGCGGTGCTTACCAAGCCAGCGCACCGGAGCGTCCCTGCTCTGCATCCAATCGGTTTTGGCGGCCCACTCGCGCCCGACGAGTTCCCACTGGCGCAGGCGCTCGATTTCGGCGAGCAGGGCGGGCACCTCCGCGTCATTCAGCACAGCACCGTGCCCGTGGTCGCGTGATACGCGCAGGGCTATAAGCGCGCGGTCTAGGTCGTTGGTCATGTCGCATCCTTCGCCGCGAGTGCGCTGACTGCGAACACGATTCCCCGGCAATACGGCTCGCCGTCCTCCATGACGATGAAGGTCGCGTGCGGAATATCGGTCTGGTAAGACCATGAGAACCCGTCGCAATCCCACTTCGCTTCGATCGTTCTCGCCTTGCGTCTGCGTGCCACGAAGTCAGCGATAGCCTCATCGTCGTCGTCGATCCGCCCACGATCCAGCAGCCCTTGTGCATCAACGAATGCCGTGCCACCGCTGCAGCAACCGAACTCGTCATAGATCGCGCCGTCGAATTCCATCAGGTCGTCGCTTGCGCCATAGACGATGACCAATCCGGCAGCTTTCGCTTCGGCAAGCAGTTCCCGCGAGGGTCGCAGCGGGTACTCGGCTCCGTCGAGCCGCGCGGCCAGTTCATTCGCCTGCATTTCCGTTATCCTTCGCCGCGAGTGCGGCACGAGCAGCATCAAGCGCCGAATCGAAATGTGCTGTCGTCTGCCAACTTGACCAGTGCGTTGCTTCGAGTCCAGCCACCAGATCAGCGAGTAGTTGCCACGCCTCGATCTGCGCCTCGGTCGGCTCGCCATGCACTGCTCTGCATTCGTTCAAGGCGTATTGCTGCGTGCACGGGACAGGCGGGTTGTCGTCCGGGTGGCAGGTGCAAGGACGCGGCGGCTCAGGCCATGCGAGAGACGCGAGCCGCTCGATCTCGTCAGCGGCTTCTGCGAGCAACGCTTCTTCTGCCAGAACCCATCCGGTTAATCCGTGAGCAGCGCGGAGTCGCGTCTTGTCGCGCAGTCGTTCGATCAGATCGCTCATGTCTGCTCCTTCGCCAGTTCCTCGCGCACGATCCGGCGTACATCATCTTCGGTGAGCAGAGACGGCGAACTCCATGCCGGGTCAGCGGGTCGCGGCGGGTAGCAGCCGGAGTGGCACTCAAGGCCCCACGCCCACAGCGACGGCTCACCGGCATAGATGACCCCGTGACAGATCGAGCAAGTGCGGAACGGTGCAGTGGTGTTCATTCCTTCCCCCTCGCTGCGTCGATAGCGGCGCGCGCTGTAGTGCCGTGATACTGAATGCAGTTGTGATAGACGAAGAACCCGAGACTACCGATGCTGTCGCAGCCAAGGCCATTGATTTCCATGAAGTCCATGCGCTCCGCATCGGCCCGCAGCCGGTCCATCTCGGCGAGCAGTGCTGCGATGTCGACCGACTTAATCTCGACATGAAAGCCGCGCTCGACGGCCGCCAGCGCCTCGCGGATTGCCTTCTCTGCATCAGTCATGCTGCCTCCCATTTCAATGCGCGGATAGCGTCGGCAATCACTTCGGCAGCGCGGTTGAATCCACACTCGTATGGGTCATCCGTTTCGTCGCTGTACGGACTGCCGCACAGTGCCGCCGCCCGCTCATAGGCTGCGCGCTCGACGGCGCGGGCGAAGGCGTGCTGTTGCGTCGTCTCCGGGCCTTGATCCTGTGCGGCTGCCCATGCCCACAGATCGGCGATTTCGCGGTCACTCAGCATCGCTGCCTCCAAAGGCACGGACGAAATCACGTAACTCAGGGTTGTGTGCAACCGGGTATGGGCCAACCTCCTCGCCTATTACCCCTGGTCCGTTGATGGCCCCCAATTGGGCGGCCAACTGCGCTCGCGCCGCAGCTTCCATTTTCGGACTGGACTTCATGCAGTGGAAACAGATCCACTGACCCTTCGGTCCATAAGGACGGATGTCGTTTGCCTTTTGGCAGAGGTAACAAACTTTCGTCATGTCACTCATCGCTGCCTCCGATTCCGTGCGCGCGTTCGACTGCGCGGACGATCTGCAACAGTTCGGCCTGTTCATCAGCATCGAACGGCAGGGCTGCGTGAATCTCGTTCGCGGTGTCGATGATCCAGTCGTCGCTCAACGGCTCGCGCTTCGGCTCGGCCTGCTCACCGCTGCCGGCCGCTACCTGCGCTGCGGCGTCCTCCAGGTTAAGTGCCTGGCGCTCGGGACTCGCCGCGCTCGTGGCCTTTGAGCTTGGCGTTTCTGAGCTACGACAGCGGTCAGCATGCTGAGGTGCGGCTGGCGCGGCGTAGAGCGGTACGCACTTCTCGCACGGCGCTTCGTCTGCGCCAAAGTAGGCCACGCTACCGTCCGGCTCGGTGTGCTTGTACGCCACCGACCGCTGCTCGGCGCACTGGCGCAGCCACGCGCAAAACTCGACCACCGGCAGGCAATCGAAGCGCGGCGCTGCGGCCATCGGTTCGAGCGCATCGGCCAGTGCGCGCAGTTCATCTGGTGACATCATTCCTCCTTCGCCGGCACGGTGGCCGCGAGCGCCTTCCAGTGCTTGAGAACATTCGGCGACGTGTGCTCGCTGCGCGCGGCCAACAACTTGCGCGCCTCGCCAGCGGCCCACGGCAGCCACTCGTTCATTGCCTCGCGAACGTCACGCTCGATGCTGTACTGTGGGTAAAGCATTTTGTTCGAGTCCACGAGCATGAATGGCCCCGCGATCCGGCGAGTGCGACGCAGCACATCGAGGTCGGCGCACGACGCCTGGAATCCCGTCACACCAAGCCGATGCGCGACATAGTTGAACGCAGCGGTCGCAGCCATGCTCATCGCATAGACGCAGGTTCCGTAGTCGTGCTCCTGCTGAACGAGTGACTCGATGTAGTCGCTCAGTTCGCCTATAGTTTCGGCGCTCGGCACTTCGGCGGCGAGCATTTCCTGTTCGGACATTCGCTTGCTCATCATTCCTCCTTCGCCGGCACGGTGGCCGGCTCTGTCGATTCGCAGGCGCTCAGGCCGGCGAGGACGAGCAGGATGGCGAGGGCGTAGCGGTTCACCGCACGCCCCTCGGCATCTCTGCCCAGTGCGTGACCTCGACACGCGCCCCCTCCGATTCGTACCAGCAACCGTCGATGAGCCAGCCGATCCACACCGGCTCGGCGGTGCCGGTCGTGCAGATGAGCACCGTCGTGTCGTCGTCCGGCAGGCGCTCGGCGACGGGGGTCCAGGTGAGGGTTTCGTTCATCAGAATGGCACTCCGTCATACTCCCAGCGGTCGCACCCGCTGGCCTGAAATTCCGCTGGCGGCTTCGCTTCCCAGATCGCGCACCACCCGGAGCCGTCCAGATACACGCACGACTGGCAACGCGGAGCCATCTGGTCGTATCGGGCGAGCTGGGCCGCGAGCGCGTCGCGCGTCGCCTGCCACTGTGGGCGGGTGATCGTGGGGCCGGCGCCGGCCTTCATCATCGTGGCGATCGACGGCCCGGCCCGCTCGCCATCTGGCCCGCCGTACACATCGCCCAAGTCCGACTTCATGTCGGCGAACTCGTTCATCTGGCGGCCCCACTCATGGTGACCACATGACCCTCGAACTCGGCCCGCAGCGCGTCGGTGGCAGGGTCGCCCAGCGCCCGCTTGTCGTCGGCCGCGTGAATCTCCGTCGACAGGTAGCCAGGCGCCGGGCCGTTCGTGAACTCGCGATCGGTCAGCGCGTTCCGGTACCGAACCGAGTCGCCATCTGAGTCGACGAGCTCGGCAAATCGACCCAGCAGGCTCGGGATGTAGCGGTGATCCGGGCAGCCGGCGCGCTGCTCATCGACGGTCAGCGTCCGATCGTGGCGCTCACACCGCCAGCCGCCGGTCGGCAATGGCGTAACGTGCGCGCACGTCCGGCAGGTCGCTGGCGGCGCCGCAGTCCCGTGGCACAGCTCATACGCCGGGCAGAACTTGCACTCGTGCCAGGCGGGGTCGGTGCTGATGCCGGGCGGCGGCTCCGGCGCGAAAATGATGCGGCCCGCCCGCTCCATGATCCGGTTGAACTCGGGCCGATCGAACTCGAAGCGCTCCACGTGGATCTCGTCGGTGTCTTTCACGACGAACACGAACGCCGCGCGCTCGAGCTCCATCATCAGCCCCATGTAGACCTGGCCCTGAGCCCAGTACCGCGGGTAGGCGGCGCGAAAGCCCTTCTTCGTGAGTTCGGCGAACTTCTTCCCGCTCACCGTCTTCACGTCCACCAGGTGCCAGGTCTTCGGCGCTTCCGGGAGTCCGCGCACAACTGCGTCGACATGCCCGCGGAAGTGCCCGCCGTGGGCCGAGACGGCGTACTGCGAGCCATCCGGCTGGCGGTCGTGAACCTCGAGACCGAGCTGGCGCAGCTCGTCGAGCAAGCGCGCTTCCTCCCGATGTCCGGTGTCGAACAGCCGCAGCATCCGGCCGCCGAAGCGCTCACGCATCGCCCACCGAAACCCGTACCAGAGCCGGCGAGCGCACGGCTCGCCGATCTCCGAGGCTCCGAGATACGGGCGAGCGCTTGAGTCCGCCTCGCGCCGCTCGTACAGGCCGTAGATGGCCTGCGCGAGCGTGTGCATGGGCTCGGGCAGCACGGCCACGATCAGGCCGCCTTCGCCTTCGCCCAGGGGGGCGTCGCCGACGCGGGCTTCTGCGCGGCGGGCTTGGCCTGCGCCGCGCCCGCGCCGACCGGCGAGAACCCGGTCACGTCGTTCGAGTCGCCATACGTGTCGCCCGGCTTGGCCTTGCGGACCTTGACCGTCACCAGCGTCGGCTTTTCGTGCAGCTCGAGCGTGTCCGTGAGCTTCGGCAGACCGATCGCGTGGCACAGCGCCGAGAGCTGCGCCAGGCCGATCTGCTGGGCCTGTGCGTTCTCGTTGCGGATGTTCAGCCGCGCCCACAGCTTGCGGTTGGCGTGCTCGCCCTCGAGGATCTCGAACGTGAGCTTGAGAATGTCGCCGGTGCCAGCCTTCGTCGGCACGATCTCGGAATCGATCACGTGCGCGACGTACTTGCCGGCGGGCAGCAGGTCGAACTCCTGCTGGGGGGCGACGGTGGAACTGTCGAATGAGAACTCGGCCATTTCAGGCTCCTTCGGTTTCGGCGGCCGGCTCGGCCGCTGGTTGAGAAACTTTCGCGCCGATCGCCTCGGCGAACGCTGCCCAGGACAAAGGGAGCGAGTCGGGCAGCGCATAGCGGTTCTTCGCGAGGTACGCGGGGCGCTCGACCGTGTACAACAGGCGCTCGCCGGTGGTGACGCCGCGCGAGACCTTCTGGTTGAAGCCCACGTCGTCCTTCTTCACCATCGTCTTGAAGTTGGCGAACAGCACGCAGTCGCACCACTCCTGGACGAGTGCGGAGGAGCGCTCCTGCAGCTTCGGCATGTAGCGGTCGAACGGCTCGACTTCGGGGCTGTCGAAGCGCTTGATCTGCGCGTGGGCCAGCAGGATCACGGCCATGCCTCGGTCGTTCCGGAGCGCGTTCAGCCCATCGAGAATGGTCCGCCACCGCTCTGCAGCGATCACGGCGCCCTTGCCATACGCGAGATCCTTCGCCTCGTGCTTCTCGTTGATGTCGTGCCAAATGAGCGCGTCGAGCCAGTCGAGAGAGTCGACGACGACCGTCTGGAACTCGTGCTCTTCGCTGTAGAGCACGCCGATCGCCTCGATCACCTCGCCCTCTGTCTTGGCCAGCGGGAAGTGCGGCACCTGCAGCGTGCCCAGGCCGTCCTCGGTGAGGATGAAGATCGGGCTCGGGGCGCTTGCGCCGAACGTCGTCTTGCCCAGCCCGTGAGGGGCGTAGAGCATGACGCGGGGGGCGCGCACGGCGGCGGATCGGCTGATGGAATTCAGGTTGATAGCCATGACTGGCCGTTCTCCTTGGGTTGCGGCCCGCCTACCGGGCGGGCGTCGGGGTAGGCTTGAGCACCCGGCCGTACCAGCGCTTGAGCGCCTCGGCCAGCGGCTGGGTGGCGATCGGCTCGGCCGGCTCGGTGCGCTTGGCGCGGCCGATGTCGCTCTTCTCGAGCACCTCGCGGGCTGACTGCAGCACGCGCGCCTCGCGGTAGGTGTGGGCGGGTTTCATGGTCAGTCGAGCCTCGCGATGAGCGCCGCGATCTGCGGCAGGACGGTTTGCGGGTTGCCCTGCAGCCAGTCGACGATGGCGATCAGGCCGGCGATGCCGGCGGCGAACAGCACGCCGTAACCAATGGCGATCGCGAACAGGTCCGCGGCGCGTAGTTGGTGGGCGGCGAGGTCGGCCTGGCGGGCGCGGCGCATGAGCCGCGACTCGGGGCGCAGGTAAGCGGGTCGCATCACAGCCTCCCGGAGATCAGCATGTCGGCGATCTCTTGTGCGAGCGCGTCGGTCATGTCGCGAGCGATGCAGTCCGCCTCGGTATGCCTGCCGGCCATGATGCGCAGCCGCAGGTAGTCGGCGGCGGCGAACAGGTCGATCTGCTGGCCGTCGATCTTCACGAAGATCCTGCTGTAGTCGATCTTCGCGTCGGCCTGCAGGTCGTTCAGCGCATCGGGGTCGTGGGCGATCGACTGCGCGCGATCCCAGGCGGCATCCGGACCCATGCGGAGGTCGTATGCGGAGTCGTTCAGTTGATTCGTTCTCACAGCAGGGCTCCCAGCGTCAGTGCGCGCGTGGCGCGGCGGATGATTTCGTCGTCGGCCGGCGTGCGCGGCGGCGCGTAATCGAGAAGTTTGATCACGTCCGCGAGGGCCTCGCGCAGCAGCCGGTTCGTGCGCTCCAACTGCTCGCGGTCGCGCTGCAGGAGCGCCGCGCGGAAACCGTCGGCAGCCGCCTGCGGGCTGTCCGCGAGTTTGGGGAGATCGGCGAGGGAGTGAGTCATCTGGGCCTCCGTGCGTGAGCAGTGGAGACATTGAACCATAGTTAAATTCTCGTGTCAACCATGGTTCAGCGATGAACGAGAAAAAACCCGCCGAAGCGGGCTCGTTACTGTGGCGGCGGGGTGTCTGGCGGACGCATGGTTGCAACCCTACACATAGGCGGGGGAACTATGGTTGCAATCGGCTGTGAACTATGGTTCAATGCGTCATGCTCAAGAAAACGGCCATTGACCTACTCGGTGGTTCGGTATCCGCCGCAGCAGATGCCATCGGGATTTCGTACCAGGCCGTGGACAAGTGGCCTGACGATCTGCCGCCGCGGATTGCCGATCGCGTGCTGGCAGCGCTGGCGCGAAAGCACCTCCCGGAAAAGCTGCTCAAGGCAGCTGGCGAGGAGCCGCCCGAGCCCGCGAAAGCGGCCGCCTGATCCATGTCGCTCGAACGCAAAGACGTGCGGGCGAAACGCCGTGGGCGGCAAATGATCGCCTACGCACCGAAGCCAGGATCGGTCGCCGACTACGTGCTGCGGCGCCTGCGTGAGCCGGCGGCGCCCGAGCGGATCTCGCAACTGTCGATTCAGCGAGCGCTGGGCAAACCGCAGGCCGCGTGCATCTGGCAGTCGTGCGAGCGTGCCGTCGACTACGGCCTGCTCGAGCGGGTGAACATCGAAGGCCGCACCTACTACTCGCTGCCGGAGCGCGAGCGGATCGAGGCCGGCGCGCGCGTCATGGCGTGGGTGGCGCGGCAGGCGGTGACCGAGATCCGGATTGCAGCGTGATCAAGGCCATCGAGACCGTGTATCGCGGCTACAGGTTTCGCAGCCGGCTCGAGGCACGGTGGGCGGTGTTTTTCGATGCGCTTGGGATCAAGTGGGAGTACGAACCAGAGGGATATCACCTTTCTGATGGGTCGATGTACCTGCCTGACTTCTGGTTGCCTGGCTTCCACCTTCCGGGCGGCACGTTCGTCGAGGTTAAGCCACAAGGCGGCGACGTATCGAAGGCGCGTCAATTCGCACTTGACTCTGGCGCGGCGGTGCTGCTCGCAGTCGGAGCCCCGAGCGTGTCTTTGCTCGATTGCCTGTTCACTGACATCGGCGACGATGGCGAACAGTGTCTTTCGACCTATAAAGTCGCATTCGACAGTAAGTACCTGCCATGTAACAAATCGCGCGGAGAGAGCAGGTTCTTCGTGTGTCCAGGCGACGATCACTGCGATGGCGATGAGTTTCTATTGGATGCAGTCATCGCAGCTCGCCAGGCCAGATTCGAACACGGGCAAGTCGGAGCGCCTTCGGCATGGACGCGTTGATGGCCAACGTCGTACCGATCGGCCAGTCACGCCCCATGATCGAGTACGCGCTGGCCTATGCGGCGCTCGGCTGGCCAGTGTTCCCGGTGCAATGGGTAGAACAATCCGTCGACAACGAGTCCGGCGAAGTCCAGAACCGCTGCTCGTGCAAGTCGCCGACATGCGATCGCGCCGGGAAACACCCGCTCACGCGCGGCGGGTTTCGCGACGCATCGTCCGACGCCGAACAGGTGCGCCAGTGGTGGTCGCAATGGCCGATGGCAAACATCGGTGTGACCACGGGCCCCACCTGCTGGGTGCTCGACATCGACTTCCGGCACGGCAAGGACGGGCACCTGACAGTCGAAGCGCTCGAGCGCAAACACGGCCTGCTGCCGCAAACACTCTCGGCGCGTAGCCAGGGCGGTGGACGCCACCTGTTCTTCCGGCCAGCGCCCGGCGTCGGCTGCTCGACCGAACGGGTCGGCCGCGGCGTGGACGTACGAGGCCGCGGCGGCTACATCATCGTCGAACCCAGCCGCATCACCGGAACCTATGCGTTCGAAGACTGGGACGTTCTGTCCGGGGAGCCACCCGAGCTGTGCGACGCGCCAGCGTGGCTGCTCGAGCTCGTGGCCAACAAGCCGGACAACGCCGCCGCTCCCGCTGTCCCGTTTCGCCACGTCGAGCCGGATACGCTCGACGACCTGCGCTCGGCGCTCTCATGGCTGGACTGCTCGAACTACCAGGCGTGGATCGACGTCGGCCTTGCGCTCAAGCCCCTCGGCGACAACGGCTTCTGGTTGTGGGACGAATGGAGCCGGACCTATCCCGGGTACAACTTTCAGCAGATCCGCCAGAAGTGGCACAGCTTCAAGACCAACCGGATCGGCCACGAGTCGATCTTCTCCAGGGCACAAGCCCGCGGATGGCAAAACCCCAGGGCCCGTGCCGCCGACCCCACCCCGGACGAACCCGCCACCCGACCGATCGCGGCCTCGGCCTTCACGCTCAGAGACCCCTCGACGATCGAGCCGCGCGACTGGCTCTACAAACGCATCTGGATCCGGCGCTACGTCACCGGCACCTTTGCGCCCGGCGCCGCCGCCAAGACACAGGTCAACCTGTATGACCTGGTGACGGTCGCCTGCGGGTTCGACCTGTCCACGCGGGAGCCGCTCAAACGCGGCCCGCTGCGCGTCTGGTACATCAACGTCGAGGACGATCGCGAAGAAATCGATCGCCGCCTGGCGGCAATCTGTCTGCACTACGGCGTCACCGACGCCGACCTCGGCGGACGGCTGCACGTCGACACCGACCGAGAAGGGCGCTATCTGGTCGCCGAGACCCTCAAGGTCGGCGTCATCGTACGCAAGGCCGTGGTCGAAGCGATCCTGGAACAGATCCACGAGCTCGGGATCGACCTGGTGCTCATCGACCCGCTCGTCGGGCTGCACGCGGTCAGCGAGAACAGCAACCCGGAGATGAACCGGGTCATCGCCCAGCTTCGGCGCGTGGCCGAAGAGGGCGCCTGCGGCGTTCACGTCATCCACCACGTCCGCAAGGGCACCGACGGCGACGAGGTGAGCGCCGAGGACGGCCGCGGCGCCTCGGCCATCAAGGACGCCTGTCGGGCTATCAGAACGCTCACGCCCATGTCGGAGAAGGAAGCGGCCGAGTTCGGCGTGGCGCTCGAGCGACGGCGCTTCTACGTGTGGGCCAACCATAGCGGCAAGCCGAACCTCGCGCCGCCAATCTCGGTGCGCGACTGGTACTTCCTCGAGGACGTCGGACTCGGCAACGCCCGTCCCGACCGCGACGAAGACAGGATCGGCGTACCTACACCCTGGCGCCCGCCGTCCGTGTTCGAAGGCGTCTCGCTCGACGACTGCCGGCGCATCTGGACCGCCATCGACGGCATCCGCGACCCGCTGGCCTGCGCCCGCGAGAGCTCCCAGTCGCTCGCCTGGCTCGGCGTGCTGATCTGCAACCTGATGGACTGGATCCCGACCGAGGAGTCCGCCAAAGCCCAAGCCAAGCGAATGATCGGCGAATGGGAACGGTCCGGCGTGCTCGAAAAAGTGAAGTTCCGCGACGCAGCAAAAGGCCGCGACGTGCCCTGCTATCGGCTCGGAAGCGCCGCGAAGATGAACTGAGGCCCCCACTATGCCCCACTGTTCCACCACTTCTACCCCCACTTCCCACCAAGGCCGTTTTCACCCCTCAACCCCCCACCCCCACCACCTCCTAGGGGGTGTGGGGGTGGTGGGGGGGTGGCGGTGGGGTGGCGGAAAGCGGTCTCCAAGGCCCCCTCACCCCACCACGTTTTCCCCCACCTGGGTGATGGCATGAGAGTCATCCTCCCCTGGCCTCCCGCCGCCCTCAGCCCGAACGCGCGAGCCCACTGGGCGACGAAGAGTCGGGCGGCCAAGGCTTACCGGCATGCCTGCGCGACGCTGGCCCGCGCGGCCCGGCTGACGGTGCCGGTGGCTGCCGGCCGGTTGCACGTCGTGCTCGAGTTCGTTCCACCAGACCGGCGGGCGCGCGATCGCGACAACATGCTGGCGGCGATGAAAAGCGGCCTCGACGGCCTGGCCGACGCGCTGGGCGTCGACGATCGCCGGTTCGACCTGACCATCCGTGTCGCAGACGAGATCGGCGGCATGGTCCGGGTGTCGATCGCATGAGCGCACTGGGCACCGACAGCCTGCGCGCCATCGCCAACGATCTGGACGAAGCCGGCGAAGACCTGACCGGGTTCGCGATGGTCACGGTCACGCACGACGGCTCCGACAACGTGATCCGCGCGCTCGGGTCGATCACCGACCGCGACGCGCTCGTGGTACTGCTCAGGGCTGGCGTGAAGATGCTGGCGGGAGGGACGGAACAGTGATCGCCGACTGGATCGACGACGAATTGCAGAACTGGGCGCGTTGGTGCAACAGCGGTCCCTGGCCGCACCCGGTGCCTCCGGACCACGCGGCATCAGCGGAAGGCCGCTACCTGTCGCCGAGTGACATCGACGCCGAGCCGGAACCGCGTCCGGTACGGCCGAACGCCGAGCGCGCCGAGATCGTCCACCGGGTCTACCGGGAGCGCCTGACGGATCGAGAGCGCCGTGTACTCGTGGTCAGGTACATCCACAGGACGCCTGCCGATCAGGTGCCGCGCAGGACTCGGCTATCGGAGGCGCTGGTCGCCGAGGCAACGATGGCCGCTGCACGACTGATCGGCGAGGAGTTCAGGGAGGAAAGGCTTGCGCTACGCGCGTGAGGTGATCGACCTGCTCGGCGCCTACCCCGGCAGGGACTTCAAGCCGGGACACATCGTCCGGTACGTGGCCGCGAAACGCGCAGAACTGGTGCGCCCACGCCTGCGCGTCGGTGTGCATCGCGTGCTCGTCGCATTGGTCGAATCCGGCCAGGTCGAGCGTGACCCACCTGGGCGGTACGGCAGCTATGCCGTCTATCGCTGGAAACCGTAACATCAAGTCGTGGCAAACCGTAACAGAAACCGTCACACTAGCGCCGGGTCAGTGTCTCTACTGATCCAGTCTCCTCCTTCGGTAGTACCTTGCGGCCCGGCCGGTCACTCGACTCGCCGGGCTTTCTTTCGCCCATGAAGCTCACCACGCTCAAGCCGCGGATCACCACGATCAGGACCGAGCGCGTGCGCTCAACCGTTGACTCGACAAGCTGGCGCGCCGGCAAGACCAGCACCGAGCGAGGCTACGGGTACAGGTGGCAGCAGGCGAGGGCGGCGCACCTTGCCGAGCACCCGTTATGCGTGATGTGCCAGTCCGAAGGTCACGTGACCGCCGCTGACGTGGTTGATCACGAGACGCCGCACAGGGGTGATGCACAGTTGTTTTGGGATCGCTCGCAATGGCAAAGCCTATGCAAGCGCCACCACGACTCGGCCAAGCAAGCAGAGGAGAGGAGAGCCGGGTCGAGTCACGCTAAAACGTAAAGCGGGCCGCGCGTGGCGCTAGCAGCACCACGGCGACCCTAACCACCACGAACTTCTGAGGTTCGCAATGGCTAGAAAGCATCGTACATCATGTTCTGTTGCTGGTTGTGAGAAGCCTGCCAGCCGCGTCGGCGCCGGTCTTTGCGAGATGCACTACATGCGCGTTCGTAGGCACGGCGACACCGACAAGGTGAACCGAGTAAAGTCTGGGCTACTTGAGCACACTGGCGGATACCTATTGGCCTACGCGCCAGATCATCCGCTCAGTCGCAATCGCGGCCGCGTGTATGAACACCGTGCGGTCTTCTACGCTGAGAAAGGTGAGGGACCGTTTCGCTGCCATTGGTGTGCAAGAGTTGTGACGTGGGACGACATGCACGTCGACCATTTGAACGACGATGTTAAGGACAACCGACCTGGCAATCTCGTTGCGAGCTGCCCTCGTTGCAACCAGCGGCGCGGCCTATGGAAGATGGCTAAAGTCCACCGCGAGTCGTCCGGTCGACGGTATAGCGCGCACGGTAAGACGATGTGTTTGTCCGAGTGGTCCAGAGAGACGGGCGTGACACGCGCCGCGCTGGAGTTCAGGTTGAGAGCGGGTTGGCCGAGCGAGAAGGTCTTTGGGCCGCGCGTCGGTCGATCAGGTCCGCCAAGCAAGCCACGGCGATGACTGGTAGGGGGTAGCCCCATCCGATCTCTGGAACCCTAGGCACCCTAGACCGCGCTCCCCCTCATTCGGACCGAATACCTCCTGGTTGATTTTCGGCGAGGCGATTTCGGGCTATTCAACGGAGATTCAAATGGCACGCGGAGGGGCTCGGCCAGGTGCCGGCAGGCCGAAAGGCGTCAAAGCGCGTACGGAGAGGCCGGAGAAGCCGGTGCTTTCGGTGCCTGCGGACATTGTGGCCGCTGGCCAAGCGATGAAGATGTCGCCGCTCGAGTACATGCTGTCCGTGATGAACGACAGGACCGCCGAGGCTACGCGCCGGGATCGGATGGCGCAGGCGGCGGCGCCGTTCGTGCACGCCAGGGCTGGCGAGGCGACCAAGAAGGTCGACGCCGCGGACAAGGCGAAGCGCGTCGCTGCTGGCCGATTCGCCCCGAGCGCTGCGCCGCAGTTGGTTGTGAACAACCGCTGACATGGATTGGACGACCGCCTGCCCGGACTGGGAGGAACGGGTAGTCGGCCGGCGTTCGCTGATCCCGTTCGAGCCGCTGTTCCCGGGGGAGGCCGCGGCGGCGCTGGCCGTGATGGACCAGTTGCGGATTGTCGACATGCCCGGCGGGCCGACATTCGGCGAGATCAGCCGGCCGTGGGTGCGGGAGTTTGTCGGCAGCGTGTTCGGGGCGTATGACCCGGAGCAGGGCCGGCGCCTGGTGCGCGAGTGGATGCTGTCGATCTCGAAGAAGAACACGAAATCGACGACTGCCGGTCTGCTGATGCTGACGTTCCTCATTCGGAACTGGCGCCGGGCTGGCGAGTTCGGAATTCTTGCGCCGACGGTCGAGGTTGCGAACAACGCATTCAAGCCGGCCGCCGACGCGGTGAAGGCGGACGAAGAACTGAGCGCGCTGTTCCACGTTCAGGATCACATCCGGACGATCACGCACCGACAGACGCGGGCGACGCTGCAAGTGGTTGCGGCGGACTCTGAGACGGTCGCTGGCAAGAAGTGGATCGTGACGCTGATCGACGAGCTGTGGCTGTTTGGCAAGCGGCCGAATGCCGAGGACATGCTCAGGGAGGCGACGGGTGGGATGGCGTCGCGGCCGGAGGGGTGCGTGATCTGGTTGAGCACGCAATCAAACGATCCGCCTGCCGGTGTGTTCCGCCAGAAGCTGCAATACGCTCGCGGGGTTCGTGCCGGCCGGATCGTCGACAAGCAGTTCTGTCCGGTGATCTACGAATTCCCGGAGTCGATGATCAAGTCGGGCGCGCACCGCGACCCGGCGAACTTCTACATCACGAATCCGAATCTCGGCGCGTCGGTCGACGTCGAGTACCTGAATCGCGAGTTCGCCAAGGCGCAAGAGTCCGGCGAGGAGTCGATGCGCGGCTTTCTTGCCAAGCACCTGAACGTCGAGATCGGCCTCGCGCTGATGTCCGACCGGTGGTCCGGCGCGGATTTCTGGGAGCGCCAGGGCACGGCCGGTCTCACGCTCGACGAGGTGATCCGGCGATCCGAGGTCGTGACGGTCGGGATCGACGGCGGCGGCTTGGATGACCTGCTGGGCCTGGCTGTGCTGGGCCGGGATGCGCGCACGCATGACTGGCTGCACTGGGGTCACGCTTGGGCGCACCCGTCGGTGCTCGAGCGGCGCAAGAGCGATGCAGGACGGTTCACTGACTTTGAGCGTGACGGCGACATGACGCTTGTGCGTCAGATCGGCCAGGACGTTCAGGCGGTGGCCGAGATCATCTCGACGGTCTACGGGGCCGGGAAGCTGGACAAGATCGGCGTCGATCCGCACGGCCTGGGCGGGATTTTGGATGCCCTAGTCGATGCGGGGATTCCGCAGGAGCTTGTGGTCGGGATCTCGCAGGGCTGGAAGCTGACCGGGGCGATCAAGACGACCGAGCGCAAGCTGGCCGAGGGCACGTTGCACCACGGCGACCGGCCGTTGATGAGCTGGTCGGTGGGCAATGCGCGGGTCGAACCAAGAGGGAATGCGGTGATGATCACGAAACAGGCGGCAGGGTTCGCGAAGATCGATCCGCTGATGGCGCTGTTCAGCGCGGTGTCGCTGATGAGTTTGAATCCTCAGGCGAACACCCACGACGGCGAGATCACCTTCGTATGAGCCCCGTCGTCTACAACGCGACCGTCGGCCTCGGCGTCGTGCTGGCGTCGATCGGCGCCGGAGCGCAGTTCGGCTGGCCGGTGGGGCTGATGGTCGGCGGCGGGCTGATCATCGCTCTTTCGCTGGCCACGCTCAGGATGCTGGTGCGCTGATGTTCATCACGGCCTCGATGCTCTCGGCCGGGCCTGCGGCGTCGGACGACTTCTGGTACGGGCCGGTTGGCGTGGTCTCGGCGTCCGGCGCGACCGTGTCGGCCGACTCGGCGCTGCGGCTGTCGGTCGTATTCGCCTGCGTGCGCGTGCTCTCGGAGTCGGTCGCGAAAATCCCGCTGCGGATGATGCGGGGGGTCAACGAGGTCGTCACCGATCACCCGCTCGCTCGCCTGGTGTCGCGCCGACCGAATCGCTGGCAGACCGCATTCGAGTTCCGCGAGATGCTGCAGGCGCACCTGTGTTTGCGCTCCAACGCCTACGCGCAGATCGTGTACGCGCGCAATGGCGATGTCGCAGAGCTGGTGCCGCTGCACCCTGACCGAGTCAAGGTCGAGCAGGTCGGCGATTTCGCGATGCGCTATATCGTGACCGACTGGCAGAGTCGGCAGCGGGCGCTGACGCAGGACGAGGTGCTGCACATCCGCCAACTCCCGCTCGACGGGTTCTGCGGCCTATCGACGGTGGCGACACAACGCGAACCGATCGGGTCGGCACTCTCGGCGCAGGAATACGCGGGGCGGTTCTTCCGCAACGGCGCCAAGCACGGCGGCATGTGGATCGAAATGCCGGGCAAGTTCGAGTCGGACGAAGCGCGGGCGCGGTTTCGCGCAGCGTGGCGCGCGTCGCTTTCTGGGTCGAACGCCTACGACACCCCGATCATGGATCGCGGCATGAAGCTGCATGAGCTTGGCATGACCAACGCAGATGCGCAGTTCATCGAGAGTCGCAAGTACAGCGATTCGGACCTGTGCCGGATGTTCCTGGTCCCGCCGCACATGGTCGGCATTCTGGACCGGGCGACGAACAACAACATCGAGCAGCAGTCGGCGGAGTTCTACCAGGGAACGCTGATGGGCCTCTTCCGCCGCTGGGAAGAGGCGTTCGAGGTCCAGCTGCTCACCGATGACGAGGCGGCCGAGCTGCGCTTCGAGTTCGACGTGCGGCAGCTGCTGCGGGCGAACTCGGACGCGCGCTCGAAGTACTGGCACAACGCCATCGTCGATGGCTGGCTCACGCGCAATGAGGTCCGGCTCGAGGAGGGCTACGAGGCGCTGCCCGGGCTGGACGAGCCGCTGCACCCGTTGAACATGGGGCCGAATCGCGACCGTGAGCCGGCGGACGATGGCCGCGCGAGCGACGAGGGTCGGGCGCAGGCAATTCTGCGGGCCGCGGCCGACCGGGTCGTGGTGCGCGAGTGCAATGCGCTGCAGCGGTTGCTGGATCGTCGCGCTGGCCTGGACGCGGCGGCCGACTTCTACGGCGCGCACGCCGGCTGGATGGCGCAGGTGATGGCGATCGCCCCGGAGCTGGCCGAGCGCGTGTGCGAGCGCCGGTTCGATGCGCTGCGCGCCGCTGGTGGAACGCAGTTGCTCATCGACGATTGGCGCGAGCTCGGCGGCGCCGAACTTCTGAGGATCATGCAATGAACCCTGTTCTCGCGGCGCTGCTGGCGCAGGTCTGGGCGCTCGACGCCACGGTGATGCACCGGCTCACGATGATCATCGAGCGGCACGCTGCCGGCGTTCGGCTGGACGCGACGCAGATCGAGGCGGCGGTCGGACCATCCGTCGAGGCGGCCCAGGCGCGTCGCGCTGCCGCCTCGAACGCGCCAGGGGTCGCGGTGCTGCGGCTCTACGGCGTCGTCGCGCATCGCGCGCACATGGTGTCCAACGTCTCGGGGCCGGGCGGGACGTCGACGGAGCTGTTCGGCCGGTCGCTGCGCGCGGCGCTCGCCGACGAGCAGGTCGGCGCGGTCCTGCTGGACGTGGATTCGCCCGGCGGCGCGGTGGCGGGCACGCCCGAGCTCGTCGACCTGATCTACCAGTCGCGCGGGCAGGGCAAGCCGATTGTGGCGAGCGCGAACTCGCAGGCGGCCTCCGCAGCCTACTGGATCGCCTCCGCCGCTGACGAGTTCGTCGTGACGCCGTCCGGGTCAGTGGGTTCGATCGGTGTGCTCGCCGCGCACGAGGATCGCAGCGAGGCGGCGGCGAAAGAGGGTCGCCGGATCACCTACGTGACCGCCGGAAAGTTCAAGGCCGAGGGCAACCCGCACGAGCCGCTGACCGACGAGGCCCGCGCCGAGGTGCAGCGGATGGTCGACCACGCCTACGGCGTGCTGGTCGATTCGATCGCGCGCAATCGCGGGGTGTCGGCGCAGACGGTGCGCGAGAGCTACGGCGAGGGGCGGATGTTTCACGCGAAACAGGCGCTCGCCGTCGGGATGGTGGATCGGATCGAGTCGTTCGACGACACGCTGGCGCGGCTCGCGAGCCCGCGCCGGCGCTCGCGGATCGCGGCGGCGCGAAACGCGGTGCGGATCGCTCAGGTGTGAGTTTCATGCAGGCCCGAAGGTCTGCGAACAGTGAACCGGGCGCCTCGAGCGCCCTTTCTTTTTTCCAGAGGGAACCAGCATGAACAAGGCACTCCGCGCGCTTCTGGCGCGCAAATCGAAACACGTCGCCGAGGCGCGCGCACTGATGGACCTGGCCGCGAAGGAGCAGCGCGACCTGAGCGACGACGAGCAGGCGACGTTCGACGGCCTGATGGCCGCGGCCGAGGCCATGAACCCGCAGATCGAGCGCGAGCAGCGCCTGATCGAGGCCGAGCGCACGGTCACCGGCAAGCCGCTGGATCTGCCGGACGGCAGCCGGATCGAGGTGGGCGCGACGGCGATCGAACAGGACCCGCGCCGCGGGTTCCGCCACTTCGGCGAGTTCGCGCATGCGGTGCGCCAGTCGATCGTGGCCCGCGTCACCGACGAGCGCCTGGCGCTGATGGCGGCGCTGCCGGCGAACTACGGCTCCGAGGGTGTGGGCGCCGACGGCGGGTTCGCGGTGCCGCCGGAGTTCGCGCGCGAGATCGCGACGCATTCGCTCGAGCAGGATGCGCTGCTGCAGTTCTGCGACAACGTGCCGGTGTCCGGCAACAACATGGCATTCCCGAACGACGAGACCACGCCGTGGGGCTCGGACGGCGTGCGGGCGTACTGGGAGGGCGAAGCGGACGCCGCGTCGGCCACCAAACCGAAGCTCGGCGACCCCCAGGTCCTGCGCCTGCGCAAGCTGATGGCGCTGGTCCCGGTGACGAACGAGTTGCTCGACGACGCGCCCGCGATGGCCGCCTACCTGACCGGGCTGATGGGCCGGTCCATCCGCTGGAAGTCCAACGACGCGATCCTGAACGGCTCGGGTGTCGGCCAGCCGCTGGGTGTCTTCAACTCCGCGGCGCTCGTCGCCCAGGCGAAAGAGACCAGCCAGACGGCCGACACGGTGGTTGCTGCCAACGTCGCGAAGATGCTTGCGCGCCAGCCGGCGACTGGCATGTCGCGCGCGCGCTGGGTGATGAACCAGGAAGTGCTGCCGCAGCTGATCACTATGACGATCGGCGATCAGCCCATCTGGACTCCTCCGAGTGAGGGGATCAAGGGCTCTCCCGGTGGCCTGCTGCTCGGCCGCCCGATCACGTTCAGCGAGTCGTGCGCGGTGCTGGGCGACCAGAACGACATCGCGCTGATCGACTTCACGAAGTACCGCGTCATCACCAAGTCCGGCGCCGCGGCGATCGACATCGCGAGCTCGATGCACCTGTACTTCGACCAGGGCGCGACCGCGTTCCGGGCGACTTTCCGCATGGACGGCCGCCCGTCGGTCAATCAGAAGATCGCGAAGAAGAACGGCAGCTCGAACGAGCTCTCGCCCTACGTCGTGCTCGTCGCGCGCACCTGATCAACCGCAGCATTCGAAAGGAACGAAATCATGGGCATCAATGCCAAGCTCTACGAAGACGTCCGAGTGGTCGGCATCATCGACCCGGACGCCTACGCCGCCAACAGCTACTCGACCGGCTGGATCGCCGCGCGCGACTACCAGCGGTTCATGGCGATCGTCATGGCCGGCGACCTCGGCACCAACGCGACCGTCGACGCGAAGATCGAGGAGGCCACCGACGGCAGCGGGACCGGGGTGCAGGACTGCCCCAGCAAGGCCATCACGCAGCTCACCCAGGCCGGCACGGACAGCAACAAGCAGGCGCTGATCCACGTTGGCCAGGAGGATCTGAGCGACGGTTTCACGCACTTCCGCCTGACGATCACGGTTGCCGTGGCGACGTCGGACGCCGGCGGCCTGATCGTGGCGGTCGAGCCGACGCGCTCGTACCAGACGCAGCCGGCGACGGTCGACGAGCAGGTGGCTTGAGCGGCTGACATCGCAACCTGAGCGGCCGCTCCTTGCCGGGCGGCCGTTCACACTCTTGACCGTGCAAATGAGCGTCGACGAACCCCTGATCTACACCGCACGCGGCAACCTCCCGATCGACTCGTTGCAGTACGAGACGCGCTGGGAAGACACGCCGGACTACATCAAGTTCGTCGAGGTCTACCGGCTCGACGGCGAGGTCGTGCGCGAGTCGGCGCATGTGTACAGCAAGCGCGGGCTGCTCGCAGAGCCGGCCGCAGCCAAACTCTAGGAGAGCATGACATGGCGAATACTGCAGGCGTGACTGGCGCCGCGAAGCAGGCCGCGCTCGGTGCGATCGTCAACGGCAAAACGCTCAAAGCGGCGCTCTACCTCGCTTCGGCGACGACCGGGCCGACCAATGCGGCGTACACCGCGACCGGCGAGCTGGCCGCGACCGGCAACTACTCGGCAGGCGGCGCGTCGGTGACGAACGCCAACAGCGCCGGTCTTACCGGC